ACTCGATTAATTTGCCTCGATCGGTAAAAAGCCAAATATTTAGTATGGTGCTGATAAATATTCCTAGCGCTAAAAGTCTACTCATGATCTTTGGTTAAGACTAACATCCAGTCATTGCTTAACATGTCGGTCTGTGACGCTAACCAACCGTTGCATATAGAACCATCCGCGCATTTCATGCAAATATAGGCTCCAAACTTTACTGATTCCGTATTTGGGTTTTCGAGAACCTTATCCTTGAATGCGTCTGGTAATGACTTGGCCTTTACGATTGTTTCCAGTGGAAGAGTATCCTCTGGTCTAATAAATAGGTACATGCCTTTGCCATTCCATCCTTTTCTTGTAACCAAGCATCCCTTCTTCAGATACTCTATCGCATCCCCGAAAGTCATTTGCCCCATGATACCCCTATATCTCTTTTTAAACTCATACTCACAGATCCATTCCATTACCCCATCATCATCGGTTATTTTGTATCCGTTAATATTCTCAAGATCCTCACATCCTTCATATCCTTGGGATATTTGGTATTCATACGCTGTCATTGGAACAGCTTTTACAATTTGTGTTGTTATATACATATTCTATTGATTATTTGGTTTAACGTACTGAATATCGATGAACCACTCTTGCTCGAACTCTTCCCCTAAGCCGACAACTCTCACGATATAACCCCTAGACTTGCGTGCCGGGCTGTTTAATACTTGGGTTATAATCCCTAATCTTCCAGACAAGAAATTCAAGTCTTTATCTGGAATCTCATCAATGACTACTACATCGTTTACTTTTAAATCCATTTCTAGTTATTTTTGTTTTATTGAAAAATTGATTGTACTCTTTTATCCTTCTATTTCTGATTGAGGGAACTATCTTACCATTGACCTTGCAAAAGCTGACATAGTTCTCATAGATCGATCTGTTACCGGATCTTATCTTTTTGATCATTTCCGATCTTCTGACATTCCCTTCTCCCACGTTATAAGCCAGTATCCCTAGAAGCAAGGAGTCCTTTCCGAATTCCTTGAATACCGAGCATTTTTGTTTGAGATCTTTTATCACAAGTTCCCTTGCGAAAGAGTGGGAAATATTATGATTGAATCTATCCTCCTTGGTTAGTTTGTGGCCATATCCCACAAAAGGGTGATGATCCTTACCATGCCATCCCTCATGATTGATGATGAACTCTACGGCATCGTTGAATAGATCATTCTCAGTATAATAATGTATATGATTGTATTCGCTTTTTGAACTTGATATGGATAATGATAATAATAATACAGCGAATAAAAAACGGTGTATTATGCTATTAAGTATTAATATTATTGATAATATATAAATAGGGTGAGCGTAGATTTTGCTCTCATTAGAATAATGCAAAAGTATAAAATAAAAAAAGAACTACCAAATATTGATAGCTCTTTTTATGAATTAATTTTCCCTTAATATGGATTTAATATCTGATCTTATTTCTTTGATATCGTCTCGTATCGCTGTTACTTGGATCATGGTCGCCTCGAAGACTGATTTATCCAGTTTAATGGCATCTATCTTTTTATATTGATCATCCACTTTTATCTCCAATGTCTTATACCTATGATCTAATTCTTGAAGCTTATTCATGTTCTCAATATGCTGGATATATAGCGTTATAAGAAAACATATGATAGTTATAACCAGACGAAGGTTATTCATGATTAAATTTTTCATGTAGACATAATAATTGTAGGAGTTGTTGATATAATGATTTGCATGGCTTCTGAAAAAGCTTTTACTAGGGGGATCGCTATCTCTGAGTTCCATATGCCATAGATTATTAAAAGTACGACTATTAATATATATAGACCTCGTTCGGTTTGCTTAGGGGTTGGTTTATACATTCTTGTTTGGTACTATTACGTTAAAGGTTACGTTATTCTCTCCATTAATTGTCACGCCAGTCTCGCCTCCAGCCTTGAATCCATATATATCCGCTATAGCTTTAGCTGCGTTAACTGACACCGCCCGTAATGGAGCAGGGGATAGGGATACGCCCCATTTGTCTTTATATTTCGCTTCCCTAGTCTCATCCATGATAGCGAACAATGTCTCAAGCACCCTTACTTTTGCGTAGGACTCATTCTCCATCTTGTTTGTCATGATATCCTTGATTCTGGACGTTACGGTTGGGGAGGTCAACAATTTATTGGATTCGATCATCAACTTGTTATTCTCTTTGTCTCCAAATACTTGCTTGTATGTCTCTACTTGGTTTCCTGCGAATCTTTTCCCTCCGTTACAGAATAGTTGACAGAACAACTCCTCTTTCTCTGTTAACATGGCTTGCGGGGGCATAGGAGCGAACTCAGATTTTATTTGTTGTTGCAATACTTTATTGCCTTGAATGGTAGGTATTCGTATCGTTTCTCTATTATT